CCCCGGTTCTTTGCAAATAATGCCCATACATAAAATAGACCAATTTCAATAACTTGGTCGGGAGCAAATACAAATTTTCTTCATATGCTTTTAAAATAAAATCATTAGCTACTCGGGCTAAATCACTTTTCATAATACACCTCCATATAAATTTGTAATAGCAGAGGCTTTGACTCCTAATGAACAAAAAAAGACCTACGGAATTACTCTGTAGGTCTTTTTTCATTAAGCTTTTTAGCATACCAGGCGTCGAATTGCTTTAAAACGTCGGCCTTGCGGGCATAGTGGGAAACGACGGTAGTTGTTATATCAGAATAGCCATCGAAATAAGACATGTACGAACGCCCCACAATATAGCCGAGCTTGAATACTATAATGCCTATCCCAAGCCAGCCCCACGTCGCTACGTCCTTAACGCCCATTAGCGCCATAAGAAAAACGCTTACCCACCAGGATATGGCGCTCTTTCCTTTACGAATTTTCGCCATATCGCTCTCGCTTCTTCCGAGATCGGTCATGTCGTCATTTTTGTTTCCGGATAAAAGGGTATTAACGTCAATCCCCTTTACTCTCGCCGCCTTAGCCTCCAGCACGTAAACCGTGCGCTCCTTACCGAGCAGCATTCGCAGCTCTTTTTTGGGCAACGCTTTAAGCGGCGGTAAAACTTCTTTATCCGACCCGTAAGTTTCTGCATCAAACCGCTCGAAGGATACTGCCGCCCGTTGCAATATACCGCTTTGAATCGTTTTGAGCGCCGCGTCATTATACGCTTTGCAAAATTCAGATAACCGGTCAAGCTGATCGCCCGTAAGCGCGTTAGCTGCCGTTGAATAACTTTGCAAGGTATCTATATACTTCCTTTCTTTTTTCCCGGCGAACGTGCCTTTCGTGTAAAAATTCGCATTCAGCAGCATAGCTGCAAGAAAAAACGGCAGACACTCAATGCAGATATCAAGTATAGAACGCCACGTTATCTCTTTTAGCTCGATCGCGCCGAGATTTAATAGTAGCATAGCTATGACTATGCCAACGGCTATTATGTCGAAAATTCTGTCTTTGATACCGCCTTTGAACGACTGCTTAAAATCGTTATACGTTTCCGCCGGATTCTTCTCCGCCATTCTGCGCCCCCTCCTCGATCAGCTTTTGGGTTGTGGTAAACACAAATCCTGCGTGTTTATAATCTTGCGCGCTCTCCGGGAAAGCTTTTTCGATTCTCTTATACCACTGCTTGAAAGTCAGTTCGTCAATACCGCTTGCCGCTATTGTAGCTATGCACACATACTTGACAGGCAGTATTATATGCTCTATCAGCAAGCACAGTATCAGCACGGCTATCGATATTATAAGCGCCGACGGACTTTTGAATTTCTCAGCAATTTTATCCTTAAAAAACAGTGCGGCTATCAGGATTGCAAACAATCCTGCAGCAGATATCGCCGTTTCCGTCCTGTGGATGAAAAAATCACCGCAGCACGCCAGCGTTATTAAAGGAGTACAGACAGTAAGCGCTGTCGATACTCCCTTAAACGCGTTATATTTAGCTACGCTTTTCATACTTACCCCCGCATCACTACGACGGACGGCTCTCCCGCCGCCACGATTTTATCGACGTTTTCCGTGCTCTTTTCCGCCTCCTCCGCGATAGCCGCTATTTTGGCCCTTAATTCAGCGTTTTCCTTCGCTATCGCCGCCCTGGTACCGGTTTCGCTGTACTTGGCGTTATTGATAACGTTATTTACATCTGTGCGCGTTTTGGCATTGGACGTCGCTCCGTTTTTTATATACTCCACTTCCAATACTGCGTTCGTTTTCGTCAAAATCCTGTCCGCCGTCTCCAGCGTTTCCTCGACCTTTTCACTCAAAACGTTATGCCCTTTCTCCAAAGCTCGTACTATATCCGCAAGCGCTTTATTCTGCTCCATAAGCGCCTTTAACTCCCTCGTCGCCGCAGTGTTCTCCTTTGCGCTTTTGCGCGTCTTTATCGTCAAAATTACGCTTATAAACGCGCTCAAAAAGCCTGACGACGTTATAAACGTTATAAACGCCGTCGAATGCTCAAGCACGTAACGCCATACCATAGAAAAAAATTCGTACATTTCAATCATACCTCCTCGAGTTTATCGTCAACCCATGCCGGCCTATCAGGAATCGACTTCGTTTCCGTTACGTCCAGCCAGGCGTTATACCAATCGGACAATTCTATCTCTTGATCACTTGTCAATCTGTCGTACCACAACTTGCCGCGGTTGACGACGGGAAAACACTCTGAAGCGCGCCGGCCGCGCAGTACCGTCAGCTCGCGTTCGGCAAGCTCTTCGGGCGTATAGGGTATATATACCTGTATATCCTCGTACTCGTCATACGCCGCTCTTGCTTCCTGCGGCTCTATATCCCATACCCATTCCACGTCTTTTCCGCCGTTAGGATATTCTGTCAGAGTTTCATAATGCCCCTCGCCCTGACGCTCTTCTGCCGCTTCGTGGTGTTCGACAAAAAGCTTGTCCGATTTTAAATATCCCAACGCTAAATCGTAGCTTTCTAAAACATCAGTTTTTGTTTCGTTATATACTTTCATTATTCTTACCTCCTTAAGCCGTTCTTTTCCAAGTATAAACTGCTAAGTACGGCGGCATTATACTGAAAGGCTGACCGCCGCCCGTACTGCCTGTTTCCGCGCTGGTCGATTGAGGTAACCAGCCGCTTCCGCCTGTCGCGCCATTCAATCCGCTGTTCCCTGCCGGGCTGTATGTGTGAGTATGATTGACCAGCTCATCAAGCGTCATAGTGTGCGTGGCGCTGCCGCCCGTACTGCCTGCCGCATAGGTTGTTCCTGCCGCTAGCGGAAAAACGTCCTGGATTCTTGTCCAGGTGCCGCCCATAAAGCTTGCCGGTGAATTATTATTGACCGACATATAAATGCTGCCAACCGGATAAAGCAGATTAAGCAGCGCGGTCTTTGCGCCCGTACCAAACGTTTTTGTTTCCACTTGATTAAACGTCCCGGTCCCGCTTGCCGTAAAGTTTCCTTTCACCTCTACGTTTTGATAAATTACGTTCTCCATAATTTCTTTGTGCTCCTTTTATGTAATATTGATTTTGAATGCTACAGCAACATTGCTGTAAAGCCGTACTTCGCCTGAGGAATTTACATTGACGCCGAAATCAATTTTATTTCCGCTGTTGTCATACGTCGTGACCGTCGGGTTATTCCCTTTCCCGTGCGTTTCTTCCGGTATTATGATTGTAAAAGGCGCGGCGCTGCCCTGCCACGCGCTTGCCGTATAGGTATTTACGTAAGGGGCCGCTCCTCCCGACGCCGGTATATGCCAATTTCCACCGCTGTATATCCATAACCTGAAAGTCTGAATCACGTAGTAAAGCTTGTTTTCTATAGGCGACAGTAACGCCTCTCGCTCGCTTTCCGTTGCGAGCGGGATTATATCCGTCACCTCGATTCGGTCGCCGTTTAACGAGTCGAAATATAGCCTTTTGGTGTCCCGAACGTATATTACCTGCCCGGCCGTTTTGGAAATGCTGTTAAGTACCGACGATATCGTTTCGCCAGATTGCATTAAAGCCATAATCTATTCCTCCTCATGTCGTAAGATTTCTCCAGGTCAGCGCCGCAACTACCGCCGATTCTGACGGTATCTTGCTTGCCGACGGATTACTTGCGCTAAGCGTAGTCGTTATGCTGGAAGTATCCACTTTCCCGGCAAGGCTGCTTTGAACTGCGTTTATGCTACCTTGCAAAGCTTGTCGAACCGCCGCGACCGCAGCTTCCGTAGCAAGCACCTTTTCCGACGGGCTTGACGCTATCGCCGCGCCGCCTATCGTCGTGCCGCTGACCTCTATGTCGCCCGACGTTTGCGAGATTATTACCTCGCCTCCGCGGCCTGACGGCAAGACGTCCAGCTTGCCCGTAGGCGCAGGCGCGTATAACCCGTCCGTTTTTACTTCAAGAATATTATCCGAACTCGAGGACAGCTTTACGTTTGCAGCAATTTCATTGCTTGCCGATACTCCGACAGTAACCGTTGCTGTACTTCCGCCCGTATACACATCCACTAGCGCCTCTGCCGGTATCTTTATGACCGAGCCGTCCTTCATCGTAAGCTCTATATCCTTTGTAGTCGGATTATACGTTCCCGATACTATGAAATTATCCTGCGGAAGATTAACTACGACTGGCTCGTCCACGCACGACATTCTGAAAGTCAGCGTCAGATTATCCTTGTCGTACTCGACCGACGAAACGAGATCGCTTAGGTGCAGCCTTTCCGTACTCCCTCCGCCCTTCGTTATGATTAGGTCGCGCTCGTCGTTACCCGTGCCGCTTGTCGCCGCGTCCTTTGCTTCGTATGCTATGCTCGTTATTATTCCGCCCGAACCGATAGCCGTCTCCAGCGCGTTTGTTACGTATGCCGCCACCGCCTTTGCTGTCGTTAGCTTTTCCGATGTTTCCGTCACCGTACCCGTGAAGCCTTTAGCTACCGTTACCCATGCTCCGTTCTGCCAGATACGGCCCTCAAGATCGCTTTCCGCGATATAGACAACTCCGACCTCGCCGCTTGCAGGAAAGGATGATACCAGCTCTATTTTACCTGTGTACAGCGTTCCTCCTTTATATACCCTGTGCGTATCCGATACAAAATAAAGCGCGTCGCCGTCCTTATTCGCCAGCCCGTCGTAGGCGCTTTGTAATATTGTATTGAAAGTTACCATTTATTTCGTTCCTCCTTTTACCGCGCTCGTATAATCTTTCCACGTAAGCGCAGCGCGAATCTTTGCATCTACCTCTTCCGGCGTTGTCCACGTTGCGCTAAGCGTCTCAGTCGTTCCGTCTACATAAGTCACAAACAGATCGCCCCCGACGATAGCGATACTTTTAACGAAATTCGACGAAAACGTCTGCGCTCCGAACAACAGCAGCCGACCGCTGTACTGCGCATTCGCCGTCATGTAGATGCTTCCGTCCGACCCGACGAACACCGCGTCCGTCTGCGTGTAATATCCGTTGCGCTCAGCCGCCGTAAGGTCGCTACCCGCTTTATACGTTTCCGTTCCCGTCCTTGACAGCAGCGCCATATATCTGTCGTCGCTAAAGCCGGTTTGACCGGGTCCGAACGCTAATTCGTACCCTCCGCCGGAAGCGCTCAGCCAGCTGTCCTCCGTAAACGTCAGAATTGTAAGCCAGTCAGATACTACGGTTCCTCCGCCCTGTCCCGCCGCCGGCACCCGCATACGCGCCGTGCTTCCGTCGCTGTATGTTTTATAAAATTCGTAAAATTTCACTCCATTCTCTTCGAGCAACGCGCATGTAAAATCCACCAGCACCTTTGCCGTATTTCTGTTCTCTAAATCCGTAACTCTGCCGGCCAGGCCGGAATACATCTCTAAAAGAGCCTGCCACTGATTCGGATCCGGTTCCTCAGGCGGTAACGGCGCCGTTCCCTTTTGAACGCTGAAGTTTACGGAAGACGTCGCTACAACCTCTCCGGAATACGACACTTTAAATTGCGCTACTACCGTCCCGGCATACTTTGTCACCAGGCCGTTCTTCGTCTGCCACTCCCATACGCCGTACTCGTCTCCCAGCTTATCCGTTACTCCTTCAAGCTCCGATACCGACGTCAGCCCGTACTCCTCCGTATAATCCCCGTTCGCCAGTATAAATGATACCGACACCGCGTCGGTATTGGGAAACGGCCCCACAAAGTACAGGCTCCCCTTTAAGCTTGATCCTTGATATACCGGCGTCGGGACCACGTCTATCGCCGTTCCGTCCGCTTTTACAAACACTATCATGCTTTTATTCCTCCGCCGGCGCTATTCCGCTCGCTTCCACAAACACATTCATAAACCGCTCAATGTGATTAAGCTCGTCGGATATAATTTCCCGGTACTGCGCTGCTGCTTCTTCATCGCCGTTTTCAAGCGCCGCTTTAAGCCGTACCGTATATTCCCTGATTGTAGTACATTCGTCCGCCGCCGACTGCGCCGCCTCCATTGCCACTCCCAGCCTTCCTTTTGTCTCTTCGTCCATTTATGTTCCTCCTATAAAAATATATCGTGCTTACCGGCTATAAACAGCCCGTCGAGAATATCCTCGTCTTGCGGCGTTATTTGCCTGTTACAGCCGATTAAAACCTCTCCCGTTTCTTTATCCGTCATTGCCCACGATTGCCCGTTTACTGGCGATTTACAAGGCTTAAACTGTATTCCACCGTCTATCAGATAAAATCCGTCGCTATTTCCGTTATAATCGTATATCTGCGTCGCTCCGTTAAGGTCCGCCTTAAGCCTGAATTTATTAAGACGCTGCGGTAAAACGTATAATACCGCGCCGTGACCGCTCTGTGAGCCGCTCACGAACACGCAATTTTTTGCCAAAGCCGAACCGATTATGATGTTTTTGCGGTTGCTTACGTAATCTATCTGATATGTTACAGACAGTATTTCAGTACTGCCCTTTTTAACCCACAATGGTCTTTCCCCGGTGTTTATGTAGGCCTGTCCGCGTCCCGTAATATTGGTCGCATTCGGTAAGCTTGTTCCTATCTGAGTTTGCTGCTCCTTTGTTGCCGGAATCGTTCCGCCCTCGTAATACTTCAAGTGCAAATACTCCATGTTTCCGTGCACGTCACTATACGCTACTCCGTTTGTAAACCACCCTTGCACGTTGTTTTGCTCTCGCCAGGTCACGTTATTTCCCGCGGAATAATTATCCTCGTATTTAAACGTCATCACCGCCGCGTTACCGAACGCTGCGGTTTGCACCGGAAGCGCTATTTCTGCCAATAAGTTTTCCGAATCGTCTTCTCCCTGCGCAATAGCCAACGTTATAGGCTCAGTTTCAAAATTCTGACTGAACGTTGTTGCTATTCTAGAAATGTCGAATAACGTATTCTCCGAGCCTACTTTATCTCCTATTACCACGTAGTCTCGATAAGATAAATTGCTGTCGTAGGCCTGCCTCTCGGATACCTCATATACTCTCTTGGCCGTATTTATTCCTATAAACTCCGAATATCTGTTGAAGTCCTGCGAAAGCCCCAGCGTTATCTTTGTGGATTCGGGCTGTATTTCAACATCCACCGTGCTAATGTAATAATCGTCGTCAAATAGATCCCCGACCTTAGGAATCCTGGCCAAACCGGCAAACACAAAAGTATAGGTTTTCTCTACGTTGCCCATACGCGCTATAGCGCCCTTCATTCTCTCCCCGTAATAGCTTGCTTCTACCACATTTTGCGCCTGATTATACGCAAGCGTTCTGGGTGCTGTCAATTCGCCTATATACGCTTTGGACTGCTGTACTCTTGCGCTGAATATAGGCGTGTACGTTACCCTAAAAGCAAGAAGCGGATATCCTCCCTCCGTATATCCGTCCTCCCCATTTTCTTTCCCCTCATCTATCGTAAGACTGCTATCTCCGGTTGCTGCTCTGAGAATATTTAATATTGCATAATTTTTAAATGCAGGCGAAATCGGGTGCGCCTCCTTAAAATTAAGTCCGTAAATATTTTTTTCTCCGATAGTATAATACAGCGCGTATGCGCGCGATTCCGGATAAAGTTCGCTATATGAGCTCATACGCGCATAATCCGCACTCTCGAAAATATAAGGCGTTATATCCGCGGACGTCGTCTCTCCCACAAAGCCGCACTCCACTTTGCTGATTGAGTATATTGGCCACTGCGTCGAAATAAGCATATTGCCTTCTTCCACTCTTGCGTATAACGTTTCCGTTCTCAGCGTTTTATAGCCTCCGTCATACGGCTCGATTATTACTCCGCTATCACGGCCGACCGTATTAACGAAATTGTCTACGCTGCTGTCTATGCCGCTTGCATATTGTTCGATATCCTGTCGCATTGACAAAGCCGCATAATTTTTATAATGCACGTCATTTAATGCTCCGGAGCCGTACATATCATAGTATATTTCGTCACCGTTAAGCCGCGGCTCTCCGTGGATATACGCGCCCACGCCTTGCAATATCTCCCGCAGCGTGCTTTGCGTAAATTGAAATTCCGGCGTTTCTATCTTCTCAAATTCTTTCGCTTGATCAGCATTCAGGTGAAATTTCGGCGTATCGCCTTTTCGCAACGGCTCTGCTATCATCAACGCGCGCTCGATAACGCTTCGCGCATTCCATTTCGGTGACGGTTCTACATTAGAAGCAATATTTACTAAATACGTTGCTGTACCATTTACAGTAAGTTGTCCGGTACTATTCAATAAATCAAAATGATATATCAATTCAACAGTGCCATTAGTCAAATCAACGACTATAGGGGTATCTACATCTTTTTCCCTTTTTATTTCTACTCCATTTTGAATAACAACTGTATAACTTGACACGGTTGCTTTCCATGTAAACAATGACTGTAACGAGGGAAAAGAATTTTCCCCAACTAAAAGAGGAGTATATATAGATTGCTGTATTTCCGGAATTGATCCAATTCCACCTGTTTTTTCTAATGCAGGTTTTACTTCATTTTTTGCATTAGTGTAAATTCTCCCCAAGCTGTTTACATAACATTGAGATCGACATATAAACCCCTCTAAAAATTTTGTTTCCTCAATAAGCATTAACCGATGATTCCAGCGGCGTTCGCCTACTATTTTTTCCTCGGAATAATCGCTTGTAACCAACATATTAAGCGTAATGTCGCGACCGGGAAAATCATTATTCCAAATGCGAATAACTATTTTAGTCAACGGATGAATTACGGGCGTTTTTGTCCTGAGTAAAGCTATACTTGCCTCGTCAAGCTGTTCGTCCAGTATTTTTGATAATTTTATAGGAAACACAGTATTTTGCGTACAATCAATTATTTTTCTGTTTATGTAGATAAATGTCTGAAAACTGTTGCTTTTTGGCGAATTATTCATAACTTTACTCCATTTGTTAAATTTTTTATTATTTTTTAACTTATTTTATTGACATAATACTTTTTAAACTCTATACTTCAAAAAAAGGAGAAGTATTATGAAAAAAAAGACATTAAACATTTTAATAATTACAGTTTTAACATTATCATTAACAAATTTTATAATCGTTTTAATCGATGTATTAAAATTTTTACCTGCTGATTTTAATTTTACAGTAGGTTGGAAAACTGCTCTTTTAGCAAGTACAATAAGAGCTTCTTTTTCTTGTCTGATAAGTATAATAATAACTATATTTTGCATTTTACTAATGTGTAAAATAAATATAATTGAAATAAAAACATACTCCGGTGATTTTAAGGAATGGTATGAAAAGATGCGTAACGAGAGAAAACAGCTTAAGTTAGCAAAGAAAAAAGCTAAGCTGCAAAAACAGCTTGACGAAATCAACGAAAAAGACAGCGAATGATTGTAAGGTTTTTATTTACTTCGCTTATATTCAGTTATTAACCCTTATATTCTCCTGCTGCCGCTGGTGGCCGCAACATTGCCGCCTGCGCGCGCATTTATCAAGCCTATTGAGATATTTTCCGAGGCGGCGCTTAGGTTTATCTTAGCCTGGTTTATCGCGTATCCGGCAACAGTAGTAACGGTTGACATAACCGCACCGGCTACCGCGCCCCACAATCCTCCTACTGCGGCGCCTATAGCAATATTCTCAACTATACCGAAAGCCTTACTGCCTACACTGTAAGCAAACTGCATACGTTGCTGCGTCTCAGTCCGTCCGGTCCTTATAGATACGGTGCTGATACCATATTCAATACCCATACGAACAAACGGCGACACAATACGTTTAAAGGCAAAGTACTCCGCAACATTTTCTTTAGCCTTCGCCCTGCCGGTATCCTGAACGCTCTCGCTTTGCGTTTTCTGCGCTATAGGCGATTTTTTCGTAACAGTATCATCTTTTATAACAATTTCATAATCCGCCATTATCTATCTCCAATGCCTCTATAAGCGATATTGATTGACCTATATTTTCAACGCCTCGAGCAGTAATGTTGCTGGTTGCGAAAATCATGTTAAATTCACCGCTTATACCGGCGTATGATAAAGTGACCTTATGTACCGATTTATCTTTTTGAATAAGAAATTTTGCAAATTCCAGAGTAAGTAAATTATTTTCGAGAGCCGGTACTGAAATCTGCAATTCCAAAGCGTATCCGGTTGAATAATTTTTAACCGCACCATCACTGTCAGAAAAAGCGCCTCCGTCCGTTACCGGCGTACATATCAAAGACATTTCCGTGAACGAAACAACCTCGCCGTCAAACGTCACTTGATAATCCAAAGAGTTTATGCCGCTTTCAACAAAGGAATAAAAAACATTAAACTGATAAGTAATGCTTTCGCCGAAATCTATAGACGGACGCTGAGTAAGCTCTCCCGCCTGAGGTTGACTGCCGTAAACCGATACCGAATATTTTGTCTTGTCTCCGTCCGTCATCAACGTAACGAAAGGCTTGGACGTAAACGCGGATATGGCTTCACGTACAGGAGATAAACTGTCCTGCGTGGGTTTATCAGGATCTATAGGCACGGCTACCACTATCGACAATGTCTGAGTTGCCACGGACAAATTGTTTATCGGAACAATCGCGCTTTCCGCTATTTGAGCAATCCCCTCAATAAGCACGGTAACCGAATTATTTTCACGTACCGGAGGGACATAATCCCCTCCGTCGGGAATTATACTGAACGCCATGCCGCCGGGCAGCAAAGCGTTAAGAGAATTGTTTATATTATCCATAAGCTGCGTAACGGGTATCATTGTTTACCTCCTCTTCTTTTCAATTCAGCTCCCGGAAGACTTGACATATAACTTTTTACTACTATTTCGGCAGCACGGTCAAACCAGCCCTGATTAGGGTTTTTATGTCCTTTCCATTTCGGGCTTATCCACTCCTCATTTGTGTAAGGCACATACGGCGCGATTTTATCATCTACGTATATAACGGCCTGAAAAGGGCTTAAAAACCTTATTTTGGACGCATTAAAAGCCATATTGCCGGTGCTTCCTCGCTGGCGATTGCCGTAAGCGTTTACATAATATCCCACTCCCCTTGTTTCAGGATTAGGCACCGCGGCCTTAAATCTCTTAAAAGCAAGCAAACAAATACGCTTGAAATTATTATTATTCATATCACACAAGCCCCTTAGGATTATTAACTCCTATCAAAGCTATGATAAATTCCGCAGTCGGGTTTTCGGCTAAAAATCGCAGGGCCTCGTTATTGTTATTATCCGTTTGCACCTGCTCTATCGTCCAAAATTGTCCGTCCTGCGTGGAAACATAACCCTTCGGTTTAAAACCGCAATCCCATGCAGTACGAATTACAAGGCCCTCGCGCGTAGTAATTAAATTGTTAATTATCTCTGAATACCCTTTACTGGGCCTGTCCACTATAGAATAATCGAACCACATAGGACTGCTTTTAGGCGTATCTCTGTAGCTGCCCGTCATAACATAGCCGCGGCGCGGTTTTAAAAAATCCAATGCGTCCATATCAATATCCTCCCTCCTTATAATCCGGCGGACAAAATCTATAAGCCATAATACTTGTAAGAGGAACTCCTGTTTCGTTAACCGTCTGATCAAGTATTATTTTAGCCTGCATGTCCATATATGCGATTCTGTCCTCTTCCTTAGGACTGCGCGTCAAATCTCCTACGCTCATCAAATAAGCAAGCTGCTGCGCCATAGCGTCCTTTATGATTTCTCTGGCCGAGGGGCACTTTGCTATTATCCATTGCTGCGCCCGCCTGTTAGAATTAAAATTAAATATATAATTGTAAACGTGCAAGCTGGCAGTATTAAGCATACTATTTATAACAGCCTGATTACCGACTGCTCTGCCGCCGCTCACTCGCCGCTGTATATCTATTCCCAGCACATCAGTAACATATTTAAGCGTCAAGACATAGCGGTGCGTTGCGTAGTCATAGCGCATATATTCGTCGGAATACGGAAAAGATTGTGCCATTGTTTTATTCTCCTATATTTTTGTTTAATGGAAAGGGGCTTTGATAAGCTCAAAACCCCTCGGAAAAGCTGTTTATTATCACGCTAGATTTATGCCGCCGTAAACGAGCCGGGAGCCTGCAGATACATGGGCGTAGTAGGTACTGCTGTTCCATTGGCAAGTATGGGCACAATACCCTTGCCGTAACAAACGTTAATACCCCAACGCGGCTTGGGCTGCAATCTCTTGCCTGCGCCGTTAGGCGAATCTATAATCTTTATATAGTCCTGTGTAGAAATACCGCGGTCGGTAGCAGAAGCAGCAAGCATTATGGCCTTAACAGCATCAAAGGTGCTTGCGCCGCCCTGAGTGTTGGTATCTTCACTTGTGGTATATGTCCACGAACCAGCATTCTGCCAAATCGCAGAAGGCGCCACATAACACGGAACAAGGTCAATCTCTCCAACGTACATATTACCCCACTCTTTCCTTGCGTCGGGAGAAACGCCGCCTTTAGCGATCATGGACTGTGCATAGTTAGAACCACCTATAAGCACACCCGATTCACTCATAAGCGATGATCTGAATTGCGGACGCATTATTAGTTCGCGTTCCTCAAAAGGGAAAGCTTGAATACCGTTTGCAAAATCACCGTCATCAAGCATAGTGCTTGCTTCCTGTACCGCCGCATAGTAACCGCCCGTCGCTGGCAATACAACCGCAATATCCGTCCACGCATTCGCTGTGTCTGCCGCATTAAAGCGATTTACAAGCTGTTCCGCCAAAGTAGAGCCGTTTATATTGGTTGCAATCGCGCCGCCGATATTCTTGGTTGTAGCGTCGAAAATATTGACTGGACACATATCCTGCTGCACTTCGGGCAAGTCAAAGTTTTGGTCGAGCATGTACAAAAGATTAAGGTCGTATTCTATCACCTGCGGTACCTGCGCAGCATTTTCGTTGAAAAAGTTACCGTTAGTTGGCGCACCCAAAGCACGCGCCTTTACGTCAATCGGAGGCACTTTGAGCATACGCAAGGTCGAAACATTAGTTCCCTCCTGCTGCGTTACTCCGTAACCGTTTTTATGTATAAGGTCAACGAAAATGTTTTCCTTAATCTGTTTTGCCGCAAGCACCTGCGTTGCGGTGTTATTCACATTATAAACCATAGTTCCCATAATTTAATATTCTCCTTGTTTTAGTATTCACCGGTAAGTATGCCGCGTTTCAGCTCGTCTGCTGACATATCGCGCATATCTTTCTTGCCTCCGGCAGGGCGCTCCGCATAACCGAATTTTTCTTCTTGTCTGCGAGTATAGTCCTCCATTTTTTCTTTAAGCGAAATAAAGTCTTTAATCTCTTCCTCCAAAGCGCTGATACGAGAAGATAACGCCTGTAAAGCATCATCGCTGTTATCAGCTTCTTTTTCATTATCAGACTTTTCTTGTACTTCCATTTCGTCTTTCTTTTCCTCTGCGCTTTCAATCTCCTCCTCTCGCTTTTCGTCTGTCGCATCGGTTTCACCGATTTCCGAAACGTCGCCTTCGCCGTCTGCGTGCTCAGCGCCTAAAGCTTCATGCTCGCGGTCGGCTGCACTCTGACTGTCCTCGTTTCCATCGGCTTTTTCCTGCGCTGCTATGCTTTCATGCACTCGGTCGGCAATGGATTGACGAAAGCTTTTCTTGTCGTCATCTGACAAATCTTCATAAGCCTTCATTATTTCTTCTAAAGTAAAAGGCTTCTTTTTGTCTTTTCTTTCAAACATATTGTTTTTCTCCTCCTATAAGTTTTTTGAACGTTCGTTATCTTGCCCTTGCATTTTTGCTTAACGTTACCTTTTGTCCATACTCACGGCTGTGTCGTTTTCCTGACGATACTCTGTCAAGCTTATTTTGCAGCGTGCTTTCTTCCCCCTGCACGCGGGACTTCTACGGGGGTATATTAAAAAAACGGTTGCACTCCGATTTTCGGTACAACACCGCTCTTTTTATATCGCTGTCCGCATCGGATAAAAAGCTCGCTCGTTTTCCTTGCTGAATTTCATATAATTGGCGTATAAGGTCGCTGCTTTTTTGCGCGCTTCCAGGTACCATGTTTTGTTAATGTCCTTCAGCATAAGCGCTTCCACGCGCTTCCTCCTTACCGCCCTTTCCATAGCCCGCTGTCTGAGCGTAACCGCATACTCCGCTTTCCTTTCTTCCGCTGAAATCGTCGGCAGCAGTTGGCCTTCATACGGCCTAAGCTCATGCCTACAATTAAAGCCGAGCAATCCATTTTTATAAGTCCGCCCGGCTTTCGTCGTATAATATATTTCAGTCGCTAGTTCCAACGGCACGTATCTATGTCCGTCCACTACTCCGTATGTACCGTCTAAACTGTACACGCGCCCCTGCCACGGTGCGCAACGATCAGAGCAATCCGCATGGCTCGAACAAACAACCAGCTTTATCCCCGACGCCTTAAGCTCCTCGATACGGTCTAAATGCGCCTGATAACGCGTCTCCATTTCCGCGAGGTTCCGCAGACTGTTACGTCCTGAATAATCATTTGGATCCAATGCTACGCTCTCAATAAGCCTGTCAATCGTGGGTTTAACTTTTTGGTCCCACACATCCTTATAGTACTTATGAAGCGGCACGCCCATATCCGTTACAGGCGCGTTAAAACGCCTAAATTCGCGCGCTATTCTGCTTTCCGTCTGTTTATCGGGACGAAAGTCTTTCGCCGCGTATTGCCCCAAAATAAGTATTATTTCGGGCGGTAAAGCCGATTCCTCCCATATAAGCCTTTGCCGATTGGCAAAATTCCATAAACTTTGCTGCGCGTCCGCTTTAAGTCGCGTAATTTTTCCCTGAGATACGGCTCTGTTAATTACTCCTCCCAAAGCTCTGTACGTTGCGGCATAAGGCGACCGATGAAGAAAAGCGCGTTTGACAATATCGCGTATTCTCGTCTGCGCATCCTCTAACGTCTGCGCGTAAATATTAAGCCGACCGTTCGCGTCCTGCATCGTTTTTATCTTACTCCCGATTCATTGTAGTAATCGCTGTCGTTAAACGGATATTGACCGTAGCTTTCACGTTTATCCCGCTCGGCTTGCTCTTCCTGGACAAGCTTGTAATCCTCTGCATTCTGCTCTTCGTCGTCGTCATAGTTAAACGCGCTATGTGCCTTTTTCTCGGAAATAAGGTGACTGTTGACGGCACGCGACAATACGTCAACTAATACGGTAGTGTTAGTCGTACCTGCTCTCGACCACCTCACTTCCACGTCATCGGTATAACCGTAAAATCTTAAAACGTCAGAAATACAATCATTAAGCGGTTTTTCAAAGCGGCGTCGGGCATTCTCTATAAACAACGTTGTAGCACTTTCCTCCGCGCTTACCTCTCGTGCCGTTCTGTTGCTTCCGTCAGAAAGATATGACGCTAAGGTGCTGACCGAAAACCCGATCCCCGTAGCTATACTTTCTATCAGCATATTACGCGCTTCCTTCCACTCGGCGGCGCGAAGGGCAAACTGTATCGGCTCAGGTTTCTGCTGGTCGGTATTCATCGTTTCAACCTTAGTGTACAAAAAGTCGTCAAGCCCTGCGTTTTGCGCTCCCGTTTTTGCCATAGGCGATTGCATTCCTTTAGGAACCAATATACGTCCGCGAGCAAGATACATATCCGTATTAAAACAAGTGTTGTAAAAATCATATTCGTATAAATACGTCAATATATTCGCCAATAGGCTTTCTCCTAAGCCTACTTGTGGAATGTTGGAAACATCGTCACTTCCTTTAAGATAATAACAGCCTAAGCTTTTAAAACCGTTTAACGCTAACGGCTTATTTAGCCGGCAAGTACCATATTCTGCCTTAAATGCCTTGCGCACACTTGCGGGCAGATCCTCAAATCGCACAAAATTATCGTTTACCGTAAAATATTGCACTTGCGTTGTTGTATCATAAATCTTATATTCTACCACTGGAATTTCCTTACCAAAGATACCTATTTGTTCAAAACGACGCTCTTCGATAAGACTATACCTCTTATTGCTGTTTTTATTTGTCGTGGATTCGTAAACAGACAATAAGGCAACAACTTTACGAAGCTGTCCGCGCCCCGTCTTTTCAAAATAAAACCTATCCGCACGCAGCTTATCTATCCACAAGTTCCCACCGTCATTATTGATTTTCAAGAGGGAAAAACCGCCCGCAAACGCATCCCTGATTGCACTTTTAACTTTACTGCGAAAATCCGTTTCAAGCGCCCAATCGTTCGATATAAAGTCTAGCGCCTTGCCTATCTCTTTACCGTTCTTTTCAACTGTTATTTTTGGCTTCCTCGCATTCGCAAACATTAGATTACCGCCAAAAACTTGGTCTGCCGCCCGATTGACGATTGTCGTGCCTATACACGTTGAAAGCAATCCGCTTTGCGTTCCGTGAATCCACGGCACGTATCCGTCATACCAATATAACCACAGTCGGACCCAGTTATTATAAAATGTATAGTATTGCGATGGCAACAACTTGTAAAAGTCGTTGTTATTTGTCCATTGCCATAAGCGCTGATTTGCAACTACGGACAACGCCATGCGCGACTGTTCTACATTCACACCGTTCATTTCCGTGTTATTGCTTTCCATTATCGTCCTCCCGTCTTAACGCTTTTTCAAGCATATCGTATTGCTTCTTTGCTCCGGGAGACAGCGACAAGTATTGCATATTCAAATTGCGGCGCAAAATATCGTTTGTCGTGCTTATCTCCGCCAGAATAGACATAAGCACATTTAGTGCTATGCCGTAAAAGTTGCTTTGAATCCGCTTATGCCTTTGTCCCTCAGTTAATGCCGCGCGCCCCTTCACGCCGTGCGCCTTCGTGGCTCTGTCCGCCATTTCACACTTATCCCTGTACTCCTCTTCGGTCAACTCTAAGTCACGGTGCAACGCTTCCTCTATGCTTTTTTCTTTTTCATCCATTAGTCATATGCTCCTTTCCTTTCAGGCAAATATAAATTGTCCGGATTATTAAAATACACGTTCACGCCGTAAGTCAGCGCGTCCGTGTAATCGTTCGGGATTGTCGGATCAAGTTTATAATCTTTCCAGACTACCGATTCTAATTGATATATAAGCGGTTCGGTGTCCACAGTCGTTGGAACAAAACGATTATAGTAAAAATCATTATATCCGCCGAAATCTACAATCTTTATCATGTTTTTTGCAAAACAGTTATTTACAACCGCATTATTGTTTATAATGTTTTTTTGCGTAAATCCTTTAACAATGTGATATCCATATATTTGATACCGTAATTGCGTTATTAAATCCGCCGCCGCGCAATCGATTGCAAAATAGCTTCCAACGTTCTGTTCATATATATCGTACCGCTCGCATATTTCGTCCACATAACGTATAATCATTTCCGTTATCTGTGATGGAGCTAAAATAATACCTGTTTCTTGTGGGTTATAATAAAATCGTTCTAGTACGTAACCGCGGCCGTTGCTATATACGGCTATCGGAATTATCCCCGTGCTGTCTTTCGTTATTGCACCGTCACCGCCCCAAATTATGTAACATAATCTTTGCCCGGCCGTTTCGCGCTGCCACTGCGATACGGAAATATAATGCTTGTCTCTCTTGAATTGCGCATAAGCTCCGCCCGCCAAGTCGTTTAATTCACCCAAATATAGAAATTTATACATTTGTGGGTTATACTTACGTTCGTTCTCGATTTCTTCAAGCGTTACCGGAGACAAGTATTTTTTTATGCTCAAATAGTTAGCATCAATAAATTCGTAAACGTCAGCAAACCTGTATTTGCGGCAATATGCGTTCCACCAATGCGCTTTAACCATTTCAGGATTGCCCGCAATAATAATTCTCGATTGAATTTTGCTATCCACCGAACGAATAAAAGTAGCTATCGCCTGTCGCAAAGACTGTTCATCTTTTAATTGCTGAGCCTCGTCGCATATTATTAACGACAACGGCTTTGTGCCCTTGAATCCCTTTGATCTGCTGTAATCGCTACCGCCAATGCCTTTGAAAAATATCGTGTTGCCTTTGCGCGTCTTAATTCGCAACGGACTTTTCAGTGGATAATAAAAATCACTCGTGCCGTTGCTTTCGGCGAAAGAGATGATCTCGTTGTATAGACTGTCCTCTAAGCTGTTATAATGTGCTCGAGTTACAACTATATCATGCTTGGGATATTTATTCGCAAATAAATAAACCGTCTGTCCTAAAGCAAACGATTTTCCCGAAATACGTGGAGAATACATCACCACCGTTGTTTTATCCGTCGTTAATATGCGCTCGTATGGCCGCGCCATTTCAATGACTTGTTTCATATTCCTCCGTCCACGCTTGCATCCACTGGGACAACAACAATTTCCGTCGCGGCGTCGTCCGATTCCGCTTTTACAGCACTTAACGCTTCGCGCAATATTTGCGCCGCTTTCGTCCGCTCTTTCGTCTGTTCATCCGTATTCCGCATTGTGTCGGACAAATAAGTCAATACTTCGTCTATCGTCGCAATACGGCTCGATTTCGCGTTTTCTTTTATCTCTTGTAAATATTTTTGAATGTCAACATTTGTCAACAATCTCTGCCCTATTGCTCGTGCCGTTTTTTCGCTGTAACCCGCCTTTCTCGCCGCCTCAGCTGCATTGAAACATGCGGCATAATGCTCGGCAAATGCTTTCTGTTTCTCGTTTAACGCCACATGGCTCTACCTCCTTTTTTGCATGAAAAAAGCACCGTGGTGCGGTGCTTTGGTGCTATTGTTCATATCCCATTATCTTTGCTTCACAAGGTATTATAAAATACACTACTCGTATGCTTCCTCCCTTTGACAATTCTATGTCGCAAACGGCCGCTCGTTCATATTTTCGCCTTACTCCGTTCATCTCATAAATTACCGTGCATTCGCCAAGCTTTAATTCTTCATAATTCGTTATCATAACCGTAACCTCCTTTTGATTACAGTTATATTATATACCCACACAGGTATATATGTCAACTGTTTTAAGAAAGTTTTTTGAAAATATACTAGTTTTTTTTCGAGCGCTCTATATCTTCGCGGATAAGTCGTTTTATATAAGGCGCATAGCCATTACCGCTCGCTATTTCTTCGTCTAGCTTTTTTAAAATATCTTGCTCAGACGGATAGACGGCTATCGCTAATCGTTTTGCCTTAGCTTCGTATTTCTTGCTCGCTCTTTTTTGCGCTTCGGTCTTTGGCATATTTTACCTCACATACACATTAAGTAAACAACACTAGCTACGCTTGTTTTATGATTATATAAATTCTCTATTTCTTTTATTTTTTTCCCCCAATCCAATCCCTCTTTTGCATATACAGGATTAGGCTCTTTTGCCGCCAACTCATAGCAAGCCTTTTCAAATTCCTCATAAGAAGTGTTAGTTTTATCCATCTTTCTATAATCCATTTCTATATCTCCTTATCTCTTATACTCTTTGCATCGTCATAGCTTTTACTTGGTTTTATACTGTTCAAAAATTTCTCTTTTGGTAATTCTGTTTGTTTTCCTGTATATTTCCAAAAAATAACAGGCTCTTTTTCATCCCGTTGCGCATCCCAGCCAGACGGTGCATATTGTTCATCAAATGGCGTCCAGCTGACAGGTTCAAAGCCATTTTTAGTGTAAAAGCCATAAAGTCCACTAAATGCATCCAGCTTTTTTCCGCCGTTTTTCACAGCAAATGCGAGCATATCTGAACCGTTTACCGTGTCGCCCGGTTTCTTGCACACACCTACAATATCCCCGTCAGGAGTTATCGCAATCGTGCTGCCACCTTTGGTAACATACTTTTTCGCATTCGGGTGTTCCTCGTCAAATTCTTTCGCCGCCGGAGAGCTTACTCGCCATGCGTTTTCAGGCACAATCGCGGATTTTGCTCGTAACAAAGCGTCTACAAATTCCTCTGTATTCTTTTCATTGTTTGGCGATAGAGCACCTTCACGCCCGACAGATTTCCGTAAACTTTCCGACAGCCCGTATTCCGCAAAATCTCTTGCCGGCTCGTCCGAATACTTACGAATTGCGTCAATAATGGTCAGCTTGTCTTTTGGAATCTCCTGCCGCAATCTCTTGGACATTTGCGCCGCTGTTTCCTGACTGTCTCCGCCATATTGTCCCGAGCTATCATCATATTCTTGTAGCTTTCCGCCGCCACCCTTCTTCTCCGCCATTCGTGCCTCCTCCCCCAATAGAAAAGGCACTATCTTTAGTTTATCATGTTTATTCAACCATGTCAAGATAGTGCCCATATTTTTACACTACCATTTTAACATATAAAAAGGTGACATGGAGTGACATTTTATATTTTGTCAGATAAATTTTGTATTGCCTTATTCTTCCGTCGTATAAGATGACGTACTTCATACCCGACATCTTCCGCAACTTTCCAGTTCGGCTTACCGTCCATATAACAGCCGATGATTATATCCTGCTCGACAGGATCCAATAATCCCACCGCCGCCGCCAGCTTATCTTCCTTATCGAAATACGCCTGCAAGGCCGCCATATGCCTTTCACGCTCTGTTTCTATCCGCACGGCCAAACTTTCAACCCGACTGTAAAACGCGTTCCCATGCGGCATTCCACCCGCCAGAGCAGATTGTATGCTGTCTCTATCGCCTTCAAGGTCCGCGATACGATTCTTTATTGCATTAGCACGCCGCCTTGCCGCGCGCAAATCTATAAGCAGCCTTTTTGCCTCTTCAAACGTCATAGTATCCCCCTTTAGTCTCTGTCGTCAAAATGCGCTATGACATAGGCTATCGCTATCGGGATTATA